ACACTTATTTTTAAGCCTAAGGGTAGTTTACTTAAAAATAACCATAAATGTCTACCTCATTTAACTATGGACATTTGCCCACCAGGATTACGGCTGGTGAGCGTGCCCTAAACTGCGACCAGTTGGCCACTTACTCCTCTCTGTTGAACAGCCCGTACTTAACACGTAGCTGGTTCCTCAGCTCCACCGGTACCCGAAATTCGGCGCACAACGGTACCAACTCCTCCTTAGTGTACACGCCACCCGGTAACCGGGCAGCTAGGTACAGCCAACGTGAATCTTCCTTGTTGAACTTGCGGGCTTCCATACTAGTTGGGTTCCGGTACCAGTCAAGTTCCGGAGGTATTTGTGCAGGTATCACATCCTCCTTCAGCCTATGCGGCAGCAGATTGACACTACACCCGTCAAGCCATGCCCCCAAACGACCAATCGCTTGAGCTGTGAATGTGGTGCTGTCGGCCAGGAAATCTGCCAGAACATATCGCATGGGTCTGTTTGCCACTAATACATCAGGATTAATCCCTTGGTCTTGCAGTGCTTCGCTCCAGGCTGGCGAGTTGGCTATAAACTTGTACCCTTTCTGGGGCGCTGCTATCACATCACCTTCCCACGCGCTTCCTTGCACCCGCATACTGGTAAGTAAGTCATTAGCAAGGCTCGGATTATTACTCTCTATAGCGCTGTTAACCAACTTGGTATACTTGTGATTACCACTAAGCCGGCGTGTAGCGCCCCGCAGCCCGTGGGCGACCAACATGTCAGCCAGCTCACGCAGGTCTCTGGCCCTCGAGGCTTTCGCCGTCCCGATACTCCTCTCTACTGCCTCAAGCCATTCCTCTCTCTCACGTACGCTCAACCCCCCTTCCCGACATATTCTCATTGTGACCTCACGAGGATTGAACTGGGGGCTAGTCTTGAGTATAAATGATTCAATCCTCCTATTAACTTTAGCTTGCTCTTCCGCTTTGTCCTTATCCACTTCCTCTACCGCCTCGAGTATCCTTTCAAGTGTACTACGCCCCACTTTCCTCTGAGCTTCACGGGCTACCTGGGTTTGGTGCAAAGGTGGCTCCTCATCGAATAGGTCCTCTTCCGAAGCTTGTTGGCTGAGTGCCTCACCACTTTGATCCTCCGTTACAGGGGAACTGCTGAAATCTGATTGATACTGGGGTGGACTTTCGCGGCGCACACTACGTTGTCGTTGTGGTGACGGTGTCTTCAGAATTTGAGAGAGGGGCACGGCGCTCGGGACTTCACGAGTTGGCCGCCTGACTGCTTTACGAACCTTTCTGCCGCCAGCCTTCAAGTTCATCTCAGGTTTGTAATCACATTCCCTAACCAGCGTAGTTTCGATTCGCCTCCTAGGTCGTCTACTTTGCCGCAAGGGATCGTGGCGCAATACACCGACCCAGCTCGTTGTGAAGGCCCCATCTGGCATCTTATGGTGCTCAACCGTAACCCCCGCTAGCACAAGCTCCTCAACCAATACGTCGTAACCTGTCTTATCTGCAGTCCTCAGTCTCTCTCCGTTAAGCAAAAAACCTACCGGACCGTTATGCACACTACTTGTGGCATTCCGAACTAACCACAACCCCTCGAACAGTGACAAGTTCAATAAGTCACTGTAGTCTCTGGTGTCCATATAATCGAACACCCGCAGCTTTGGGGTAGCATCGAATATCCCTATCCCGCTTAATTTGCTAGCCATCTGGTGAACCAGAGTGGCATTACTATTCAGATACTGACGCACCGTCGCACTAACGTCGAATCCCTGAGTAGCCTGCATTGTGCTCGCCTGAATGACATCCTTGGCACTTACGAATCCCAGCATTTGGTGCACTCTCCCTACAGACTTCGCGAGATCCTTTGATAGCATAGCATTCTGTAACGAACTTGAGTGCGCCACAAACGCCGGTATCATTAAGTCATATAGTGAAGCAACCTGAGGTAACCCCACCTTACTGAAGTACCTATTTTCTTGCAGTGAGCATGCTATAATCTGGGCTTGTTGGAGCAGGCCTGTGCAGCTGGTATCCATCGCATAGGTGACTAAGCTTGAATAGATCAAGCCTGCAGTCAGCGTCACTGCCCCCCCCGGGTTGGGTGCCTGACCCTGGGACACCAAGCATACCTGCGGGGCGTCTGCCGGTATAGTAATATGCGACGAGAAGTTTGGTGGAGGATACGCCCTACACATCGCCAGGAGTAAGGCTGTATGAGCAATCTGTGCCGGCTTAGAATTGTAAACATAACATCTGTCTGGCTGCTCAAATGAGTTAATCACCGCTGCTGGTGCGTACTGCACGTGAGTGTGATTGCCTACATCAAAATCGGTGGGGCCCCTTTCGGCTACCTCCAACATGAGCAGGAATCCCTTGACCAGCCTCGTTAGCTTAGACTGGCCCGTCTGCATTTGCTCCAAGAGTAGTTGGAGTAGGTACATCCTGTCATCTGGGAATCGCCTTACATCGTCTTTGTTCCACCCGGTATGCTTAGCCACCTGATCCCGGTCCGGTATCCCACTCCTAGCAAACCCCTCGAGCTTGGTCTGGGACATGAGCTTGTCTAATGGACCGGGATACAGCTCCACTGTGACATCCAGTTTTTCCCAGTGGACTGGTACGGTCACTGTCATGGTGTTGGCCCCAATCACTGCGTCCCTATCAATATCACCGTGAATCTGGTAACGTAACATAAACCTGTCGCGAGCTATGACATCGAGCGCGGGGGAATGGACATTCTCAAAGTATGCCAGCAGTGAACCGATGTCTCGGCCGAACCTATCGCTCTTCTCGCGCACTGTTTTTGCTCCATATCGTGTACTAGGATCCCACACATCCATTGAATTTCTAAGCTCTACTGCTTTTCGCAGGGCTACGGCCTCGCGCCTCAGCTCCCTAAACACATCTCTCTTTTGCTCAGTCACTTGACGCCTCAGATCCATCGGACCGTACGCACCGCCGCCACTGCCCTTGTATGTTGCCATAGCCATATTGAGTTATGTTTGTATCGTTTCAACTGTATTATATCGTGAGTGTGTATTGTTATTGTTATTATGATCAAGTATTGTATGTATATGTGTCAGAATTCCCGCCTACTGGCTACGGCCCGCCGTTTCGTCTAACTCCTCAGGCCAGTAGGAATTCTGTTTTTTTATCA